TAGCTAACGTTGGAAGGCACGACGTGCATGAACGGATATTCACCAAACTTTTCAAGGTCGGAAACTTCAATCTGTCCGTGTGAAAATCTTTTGAGAATAAAGTGACCAGACGCGAAGGCGTGAAATCTATCTATTAAGGCGTTGTAGCTTTGAATGTTGGACATAGTTGTAATCGATTAAGTAAGTCATAAATGTAAATATTTCCCACGCTGATTTTTCCGTAATTGCGTCCAACTTTGTTATGTCGCGACCGCAGGCTTCCATGAACAAGTGATACCAACCGTAGCGTCCTAAGACTTGATTCAGTCCTTCTCGGTCTTCAATTGCTCCGTCAATTCCGTCGTCAACTTCTTCACTTCGTTCTCCAAATAATCTAGCGAAGTGTTGCTTAGTTCGGCTAGCAAAGTCGAAAAAAAAAGCAGCGCACCATTGAATTGTTCGAGTGTCATCTGCTCAACGTACCCTTCAACTAACTCTCTGTTTTGTTTGTTGTGAGGTACGATTGTGTACTTTTTTCCAACGCGTTTGTCAATAGGTCTGTAAAGCGTTCCCATTATCTTAACCATGTTCGTTGACACGTCGGATGCCCACGTTGAAATGTCCGCGTATTCACCCATTGAAATAGAATACAGGTCGGGAATAAAACCAAAGTCTTTATCTTTGATAGTAATCGTTTCGAAGAACTTCGCTGATTCGTTCTTCAATGTTTCTTCGAACGCTTGTATTAAGGTCGGCAAGTGTTGGAAAGGAATTTGTTCGGCTTGTTCCTTCAGTAGGTTACTAATTGACACCAACTTGTCTATGTCGTTCTTCGCTGCGTGATAGTCAACGTATTGCTTGACGCTAATCGAAGAATAGTCGGCGGGGATACTTACTTTGATGCTCATTTGTTTGTTGTTTAATATCTACAATATCAATTGTTTTGTTGACTACGATCCGCAATAAAGACAACCTTCGTCGTCGTCGTCAATAGTGTTTGCTTCGTTGTATATTCTGATTGCTTCCATTTCAACCTGCGCTTTTGTCCACGTTGGATTGAACACGCTTATCTGTGATTTGAGAAAGTTCAATTTGTTTTCGCTCATTCCTTATTGTATTGTTATTTCGTTGTTCTTTGTCGCAAAAATCTACTATACTTGCGACGAAATCACATTATAAAGTGTCACAGTTTTTCAAATAATTGTGACAAACATTTGCCACTAATTGTCTTGTCCTGTCTTTTGTTTGTGTATCTGTTTTGTCAGGTTTGTTCTGACAATTCAACTACGTTTAATTCGTACCCGCTAGGTTACGATTATGTTCATTTTGCATATTGCGTTACCCGTTCGGGTGCGCTTTTATTTCTCGCGTGTCCCAAAACATTTCGCAGTCGCCGCCCTTCAACACAGGTGTTTTTTCAAAGTAGCTTTGTCGGTATGGGTTCGCTTTCGCTATGTACCGATAACAGGTGTTTGTTTGGTTGCAGTTAATACCTTTGCACATTGTTATATCCGCCATGTTTATACGATTAGTTGTTCAACGTCTATTTGATGTTCTTTCAAAAGCTCGCGTATGTATTCGAATACTTCTTCGATGCCTTCTTGGTACGCGCCTTCCTGGCGGTCGTTGTACTTCGTGAACTTACGATAACCGTTCATGTCGAGTTCCCACAACGCCATTGCCATATCGCGCGCCTTCATCATGCGCTCGAACTCAATACGATCGTCCCTGTCGTCAAGGTCAAATGTCAAATTTGCTTTACTCATTCGGTGTTTTGTCGAATTGACGTTTATAATTTGTCGTTGATTATTATCTGAATCGGAGCGTCGTTCACACCTGCTAATTCAGTTCGCTCAACGTATCCTCGTTTCTTTCCGCGTGTCTTCAAATAGAAAATTGTTGCGCTTGTGTTGGGTGCGTCTTGAATACGGATTACTTCACCGTCTGGTGTTGACACCTCGCGGTGCGCTCCCTTAATCAATTCGAACAACTGACTTTCTGCGAAGTCAACAGCAAGGTCGGTCAACGATTCAACCTTTGCTTTGTAGTCTTCATCGTTACTTAACCACAAGTAGTGTGTCGTTCTATCTATTCCTACAATCTGACACGCTGAAGTCACCACACCCAAAGTGCTTTCGAGTGCCTTTAGCATAGCGTTCTTTTTTAATGTGGAGTTTTGTTGTTTGATTTCTTCCTTGCTCATAATTTATAAATATAAGAACTACCCCAATTTACTTTTGTAGTGGTTAATAAGTTGTTCCATTCTGCTGTCGTAGTATTTCGAGAACGTTTTGAATCCGTCGTTGTCTTGTTCGAATAGTCGAAATAGAACACCTCTCAATCTTTGTGAAGGCTTCTTAAGCGTATCTTCTAACTCACTCTTTAATGATTCAACTGCATCCAGTTCTTCGCGTTTGAAGTCTTCGTCTTTGAAAGCGAGATAACCGAACTGATTAGCTATTGTAAATAGTTCGGACGCTTGCGAAGGACTTAGTTCATTCGTTCCAAACGTTAGTTTAAGCGTCTTGTCCTTTCGCGTACCTACTGATTCAAGTTGAGCGGGAATAATAATCATATACTAAAGATACGAAATGTATTATTAACAATCAATAGTTGTTGAAATCTATTTGTAAAATCAAGTTTATTTATATCTATATTTGAATACTCGTTAATCTCAAAGCATTGCCCCAAGCATTGTGCTGTTATTAAGTTAACGAGTACGGTGTGCGGGGCAACTTCTTTTTAGATAAGTGAGGAATGGTCTTGTCCACATTCAACCCATACCAACGACGTGTGAAGTTGGTGAATGAACGTGATAATTAGAAGGAAGGTTTATTGTAGTGGTAAGAAATGACATTGAGTTTCATTTTGGAGATTATACAATTAACCAGTAACAACAGTTATAAATAATCCAAGCAATCCAGAGGTGGAACTTGGGGGTGAAACTAGACATAGTTAACTGATTGCCTGTAACCCATGCAGGATCTTCTGAATTATGAGTAACTACTAAACACTAACAAGTAGTAGTTAATAGGAATACTGATAAGGCATAAATGCGAGTTTAATGTCTTTTCACCCATAAACCTTTCTATGTCCAATAATTAAAATTATGAGTAAGATAAACAAGAAAGCAAAGCAAGAATTGTTCATTCAATTACTGACTAACTACAAGGCAAACAATGTTATTACATGGCATCACTTCCAACATGGTCAGTTTCGCGTTTTCACGCCCAATAAGACAATAGATTTCTTTTTGAGTGGTATGCGTTGGCACAACATTAAAGACAACACCAGAGGGGACGTGTCGAGTTTAGAAGACTTTCACTTGTTTATTTAGTCAATGCTTACATCGACGTCCTTCATTGAATCAAGAAACGTATTGATGTCTTTCTTCACGCACGGCGGACAAGTAGAACGCTCGTTGAACGCTCCTGTGGCTTTATCCTTGAACGAATAGAAGCGAAGCATATCTTTCTGCTCAAGTCGTCCCTGCGCTTTCATTTCAAGAAGAAATCGTTTGAACTCTATTTGTTCGTCCGTAGAAAGAACACCGTTCCATTTTGACGCTGGACATGAAGCGAAGGCGAGCTTTGCTTTGATCGGCATAACACAGCCACACAACTTAATCGACTTCTTGCGAAACAACACTTCGGTTTCTACTTCGTCGCCAACAATCAACGATCCGCAGGACTGCGTTGAAGGTTCGAAGAATTTACAGGTGCGACATATTTCTAAACGTCGCTTATACTCATTTGATTTTGCGAATAACATTTGCTCGTATTTTAGTTTTAATTGAATCGATAGTGCGGTAAAGGAACACGGTTGGTATTCCTGTCTGTTTGGAGAACTCACGATATGTGAAACCTTCGAAGATATATTCTTGAAAGATTAGTCTTTCGAACTCGGTTAACCGGCTAATAAGAATGTCCAGTTGCTCGTTGGTCATTCGTGCGCCTAACCAAGTCTTGTCGACTTCGTGTGCGTATTCTTTGAAGTCGCGACGGTTTCTGTTCCAGGCAATTGTTTGGCGGTAAAATGGCGACGTTGGACTATTGACCGCAAGATACATAACACGAATAAGATAGAACTCGAAGTCGCCTGTGTCGATTAGGTTTTCGATGTGTTTACTTCCAAACATAGACAACAAAGAATCGTGAAGCAAGTCTTCGTAGTAATCCTCACCTCGCGAAATGTTCTTCGCAAGTTCTTTGAAACGTTTATAGTTTCCGTCTATGTAATGTTCAAGTGTCACTCATTAAAATATTCGTCGATTACCTTCATTGCTTCTTCGCTACCTTTACAAATATAAGAACAATACCCTCTGTTTCTTAATTGTTCTTGCCACCGCTTTTGTTCTGGTGATGCGACACCTCCTTTCTCTTTCTTCATTTCGATTGCAAGACCGAAGAACGCTCCGCGTGGTTCGTAAATAAAGAGATCGGGAAACCCTTTCACGTAGCCAGTACGCTTCATTTTGATTGCTTGCAAGTAACTCGTTCTCATTCCGCCTGCGGAAGCGCAATAAAGAGCTTCAGGATATGCTAAACGTAGGTACTTTATTACTAATTCTTGTTGGTTCGATTCAGATTCGGGTGTTGCTTTACGCTTTGTAGCACTTTTTTTGTAAGTTTTTTTATATGTCGTAACGTTCATTTTCAATCAGTTATAAATTATTTTCAATTTATTTTTAGTTCGCGTGTCGGATATTACAAAAGTTAGCATAGATTTGTACTCAATAAATCAAATATACACAAAATGAAAACAACATTGAACACCGAATTACAAAACGCAAAAACAATTATGTCTGCTTTAATGAATTGCGTAAAAGACAAATCTATTTCAATTCAAGAAAGAAACCAATACTACAAAGAGTATTTAGAACTTGCTCAAAGCGTATTAACCTTATCAAAAATAAATTAATATGGAAACAAGACAAACAGCCCTTCAATGGTTAATAATGCAAATAGAAGGAAACATTATGTGGACGAATGAGGCAAAAGAAAATCTTCAAAAAGCATTGCAAATGGATAAATGGCAAATTGAAGATGCTTATGAGAATGGTCATTTAATGGGTTCAAATAATTTAGACAATACAGGAACACAGTATTACAGAGAAAATTATCACGAAGCAAATTACAAATAACAAAATGAAAAAAACACTACTCTACATCGCGCTTCTTTTCGGAGCAATGTTAATCGCAGGAACGATTGACGAACAAACAAGACAACTAGAACAACAACCAAATCACTACACAAAATGAAAGTAGAACTAATTCAAAAGACCACGCTTACCGATATGTACTACAAGATCGTAGTCAACGGAGAATTTCACATGAGCTACAATGACTACGACGAAGCGGTGCGCGCTTACGACCGCATCAAGACAGCCATTCCCCGCGAAGAAGTAATGTTATCAAAAGAAATCTAAAACCCAAAAATAAAATGAACAATGAAAACAATTATTGCAAATCAGTTTACTCGTACAAATCTCCTATGCTTTTTTCAGAAGACATTCAAGAAATTCAAGACGCAATCATTATCGCCCAAAATTACTACGGTAGTCAGAGAACTGGAGCATTGGATAGGGATGCCTATATTGAAGCGCGAATTAACGACCTTGAACGAGTACTCAACAAGTTTGTCACAACGCCTTTCAAAGAACTACCAACACCACCAAAAGAAATCTAACTTTGTTTGTGTTTATTCCTCAGCGAACGCTTACAACCTAACGCACAATGAGGTTGCAGCCAACATTGAAAAATGTCAAAAACTTTCAGAAGCGCGTTGGAACGACAACTTAATTGAATACATTTGCAACAACTAAAATCAAAAATATGTACTGTCCAAAAATCACTTACTGCTTCAGCGACGACGATATACGCACGTTGAACGAAAGAATCAAAGCCATAGCCAACAACTACAACGACGACCAAACGGGTTGGTTCGAAGTAAACGAAGAACAACACCTCGTGTTCATCGACGACCTTGACAATATGTACACCATCAATTTACGCGGTCGGTTCTTTCGCAGCGACGATCCTGAATTCGACCTTGACTTTGTGACGTTAGAAAAGGACGGTATCTCGTTTAGCTTTGACGTTAATATATTCGACGATCACATTTAACGATGGGTTACTTCAAACGAATCAACGAGCAATCGGACATTCACGACAGCCAGTTGAGGCACATCGAAAGCGACCACGAACTCGCAGTTAAGTTCGAACAATACATTAATTCATTTCATAACAACCAAATAAACAACAACAACATGAGCATTATTGCCCAACAAACAAACAACGGCGGCGGTCAAACAGTACCCGCAGGAACGCACGTCGCACGCTGCTACCAAATCATTCACATCGGAACTATTCCTGACACCTTTCAAGGTGAAGAAAAGTTAGTGAACAAAGTTCGCTTAGTATTCGAACTACCTTTGGAAACCGCTGACTTCGGTAAAGGTGAACAACCGTTTTCAATTGGACGCGACTTCACATTGTCTATGCACGAGAAAAGCGGACTAAGAGCCTTTGTTCAATCGTGGCTCGGTAAGGCAATGAGCGACGCAGAAGCGAACAAATTCGACATTGGAACATTACTCGGAAAGGAAGCAATGGTTAGCGTAATGCACCGCACAGCGAACACAGGACGCACTTATGCAGACTTGAAAGGAGCGTCACCACTTGCGAAAGGAATGACCTGCCCACCACAAGTTAACAGCGCGTTTCTTTTAGACTACGATAGCGAAGACTTCGACTTGCGTTTCAAGATGCTTCCAGAGTGGCTTCAAAACAAAGTGAGTTCGTCAGCTGAGTTCAGCAAACGTTTGGAGCGTTCTGCGGATCAAATGAACAAGGCGAAGGCAATGCTCGAACAAAGCGGTTTGGTTAAAGAATCAAAGTGGAATGAACCGATGCAAATGCCAGACGAAGACGAGTTGCCGTTCTAAATGAATAAGATGTTATAAAAGGGTGTTATCTCAGACATAATGCCCTTTTATGACACTTAATTATAATAAACCATACAATCAAAACACAATGAAAAAAAGAAAAGAATTTAACATCGAAAGAGTGCGTGAATTTTGCAAGTTAGTAAATGAAGGACACACGCCGTCAGAAGCCATTTACAAAATGAATAGTAGTCGTGGATATTGCCGTCCATTATTTGAAGCAGGTTTCTATTGGAAAGAGAACGGAACGTATAAAGCAGTTGAACGCATTCACACCGACCGTTACTTATTATTTACTGAAAAGAAAGACCAGTACAACGAATTAAAGAAGTTAGGTAAGACAAAACTACCAAAGCAAACGAACCTCTTTTGTCAACCTAAATCAAAACAAACAACCACCACCAAAGCTCCAACAATGAAAGCGAAGGAACGTCAACTCACCTTCATTCAACGCGTGGTGAAATCTCTTTTTAACTTATGAATAAAGCAATCTACAAAACTCCGTTCGGTCGCCTTGTCAAGATTAATTTTAAGACAATGAAGAACTTTAAGACAGCGTTACGCATCAGCGATCCAACGGCGCGCCTTTACGTTACGCATCCAGAGCGAATGAGAATCAAAGACTTCAACAACATTTGCCTTCACACAGGACTTTCACGCGAAGAAGTATTCAGCACCTTTACACCAACAATTTTAATAAACGAAGAAAACGATTAATTATGAAAATTCAAGATAAAATAAATCAATTGCAAAATCTAATAGAACAAGGTTTTGTTTACATAGAATCAAATAATGTATTTAGATTAAGTAGAGGAGCTGATATTGAAATTGAAAGATTCGTATGGGTTGAATTAAAAAAATGGAATGAAGAAGATGAAGAATATGAAGTTATTGAAACAATTAAATGTGAATTATTGCACATGGATCTTGATGATTTTGGGCAAGATGCGGATGTTGTATTTTTTGTCAAACCAATTGACGAGTTGCCTTCTGATTTTAATTTCGAAGATTACGATATTGAATCTTGGCAAAAGATTTACTACAATCAAATAGCAGGTTTTCAAATTAATAACCAATAAAAATGAACGCAAAAGAACTAATTGAATTTTTAAGCGAGTACGAACCGAATACCGACGTTGTTATTTACATAGTTGAAAACGATAAATTAAGCGGTCACATTCATTTTGGAACTGGAGATGCTGCGATAAAAGGCGAAGAACAAAAAGTAATCGCCTTAATTGTTGACAAGAATACAAGCAACCCAATAGAAATCTTTGATAATTAACGCAATGACTAACGAACAAATAAGACAAGAACTAATTGACATGATTCCTTTTCGTCACATGGAACGCTTCGAAACATTGTGGCTCATGCTTACGCCACGTTACGAACGATTGACGAGCGAACAAATTAAGATTCAGCAGGAACTCGAGAACGAAAGAGAAATGTTTTGGAGTGCGCTCGAAGACGTGACCTGTTCCGTTCTCGGTATCGAATCGCAGAAGTTGTACATGATAACACGAAAGCGCGAAATCGTCAACGCACGACAAATCATTTTCTTCATTGTCCGCCCGTGTTACTTACTTAGTCTTGATTCAATAGGTAAACACTACGGCAAGGATCACGCGACGGTTATACACGGTATTCGCCAGGTGGCAGGACACATTGAGACCGACCGAGAGTTTCGCGCAACGGTTGAACGCGTCTGTTATATTCTCGAAGAAATGGGTTATGCTAAACCAATGAAATTTTTTACTAAATTTGTCGAGCATCAAGAACATCAAAAACAACTTGAAGCAAAAAGAAAATCTAAAATCAAATAACTAAAAAGAAAATGAAAAGCGAATTAATCTTTTGCCCAACCTGCGAAAGCGCGGAACTTGACGAACGCGTGAACGCCGTTCTTCAGGATCAAAAACTTAAAACGTACGAAGAAGCTTACGAGCTAATCGACGACGATGGAGAAATAAAAAAATGTTTCGATTGTCAAGACTGGGACGACGCAGACGACGACGCGAAAGGCGAAGGGTGGGAATAACTAAAAACTAAATAACTATGGAAACAATAGGTAGTGTTTTATTATGTATGCTAATGTGCATACCCATATTCTTTCTAATCTACATTGGGGTATGGATGCCTAAAGACAAGATGAAAGGTCATGCAGGTAGAGGTAAATGTAAATGTTGTAATAACTAAAAACTAAATAACTATGGAAAAGAAAGAAATTAGCATTTATTGGTTACTTGATAAAATAATAACTAAAAAACACACAGATTCTGAATTGAATTATATTTTCCAACAAGCCGAAGCAATGCACAAGGAGGAGATAATGAAGTCTTATTATGATGGTGAAGCTGACGGACGCCACAATCAGTATAAAGGTAGAGAGCAATACTACAACGAAACTTACGGAGGTCAAGAATGAAATTAATATCTCAATTAAAAAAGTTAATTTGTAGCCATAAGTTTAATCTACAAGATTTGCAAGAGCGAGATAATAATGGAAATGTAACTTGGTCTTGTTTTAAATGTGGAAAAGTTTTCGTTGCAGAATGTGGACTTGATGTATTAAAAAATGGTAAATGTATAGTTAAAAACGAAACTTATTTAGGAATAATAAAAGAAGAAGAATAATGTTAATACTACAACTTAAAAAGAGAATCGAGATTCTCGAATCAGCAATGAAGGAACAAGAACAAAAGATAAACGACATACTTATTCGCTTGTCCGTTCCAACCGCACCAACGCTAATAGCAAAAGAAAAGAAGTCGCCATTTAAGAAACCTACCGTCGTTGAAATATACGACTACGCCTGCGAAAAACTAAACGACAAAGACGCGCTTGCATTTACCGAGAAATTTCATGCACACTACGAAGCAAACGGTTGGAAGGTAGGACGCAATCAAATGAAAGACTGGAAGGCAGCCGTGCGTAAGTGGGACTTAACTACCTTTATAACTACAAACCAACAAACTAAAATCAAAAATGGAAAATTCGATTCAGACGCTGCGCAGCGCATCTACAACGACGCTCACAACTACACAAAGGGTTGATCGTGCAGAGCGCGAAAGCGCGTTCGTTGCCGATTACGAACTACCTGCGTTCGTAAAGTTATGCTCTAAGGTTTGCGCCATGTACGGCATCGCGTTACCCGAAGCACAACTGTTGCAAATGTTGCATGAGTTCATAGGCAAACACTTTCGTTGGGTTACGTTCGAACACTTTAACCTTGCATTTGAATTGAACGCAGCGAATGAACTATCAAAGAAATGCGAACACTTCGGAGCGTTAAGCGTGTCGTTTATCGGTGACGTGTTGACGCACTACAAACCACATCGCGACAAGGCGAATCTACAAATACAACGTGAAATCGCGGAATCAAAAGAGGAACAATCTAAACAACTAAAAGAAAAAGAAATGGCGGTAAACGACGATAGCTGGCGAAGGATGTTAGCAGAAGATATTGCAAGTTATAAGAAAGGAAAATATACGGTTATTGAGATTCGTGCGGTGTCGCTTATGCGTTGGCTCGAAGAGGCGAACTACATTACCGCCGATACGTTCACGGACGAAGAATACAAACTTTGCAAAGCGAAGGCACGCAAGAATATCTACTTCGAGCAGAACTTGAACAAACCAATGGTCGAAAGAATGAGTGACCGCAAACGTCAGCTATTGAAAGAATCGATTGCGTTTGAAGGAATGCGCGAGTTGTATAAACTTTATTTGTCGAAGCAATGAATCACGGATCGTTGTTTAGCGGTATCGGTGGATTTGATTTAGCCGCTGAATGGATGGGATGGAACAACACGTTTCATTGTGAATGGATGCCATTTCCACGCAAAGTTTTAAGTCATTATTTTCCAAACTCAATAAGTTATGAAGACATCACAAAGACAGATTTCTCTATTCACAGAGGAACAATTGACATACTCACAGGAGGGTTTCCTTGTCAACCATACTCAAGCGCAGGTAAGCGACTTGGGAAAGAGGACGAGCGACACCTCTGGCCGCACATGCTCCGAGTCATTTCAGAGATTAAGCCAACCTACGTTGTGGGCGAAAACGTTCGTGGACTTACTAATTGGAATGGGGGAGTGGTCTTCGAAGAAGTGTGCGCTGACCTGGAAGCTCAAGGGTACGAAGTACAACCGATACTATTGCCAGCTTGTGCCGTCGGTGCGCCACATAGAAGAGATAGAGTTTGGTTCGTCGCTTACAATGCTTCCTACTCCAATAGCAGGAGATTGGAAAGGTCAGAAAAGGTTAGACGGAACAGCATCAATGCTGAGTGGGAAAGCGAGTATGGGACTGCTACCAACTCCAACAACGCATCAGCAGAACACTCAATTCAAACAAGGCGGAACATGTCTACAAGCGAAGTTAATTCAAGGGATGCTACCAACTCCGACAGTATTCGACAGTACAAACGCGAGTGCGACAATGAAATCAACACAAGTGAAAGAGGGATCAATGCACTCAATGACATTGCCGAGAATGTTGAGTATGGGACTGCTACATACACCAAGAACATCGGACAAGAACATGCATTGGAAAACGGAGAACTGGAAAGGGGACGATTTAGGCAGTCAAATAAACGAGGCTTTTGGGACACGTTCCCATCTCAATCCCCCATTTGTGGCGGAGATGATGGGCTTCCCACCGAACTGGACGGAATTACCTTTTCAAAGTGGAGACAAGAATCTATAAAGGGTTATGGAAATGCTATCGTTCCGCAAGTTGCTTATGAGATTTTCAAAGTAATTGCTGAAATGGACAGGTTAGAAAAACTACAACTAAAACTATTTTAATGAATAAATTAAGAATTATTTCGCAAGAACATTGCGGTCAAACGATATACAAGGTGCAACGCAAAAAGTGGTGTGGTTGGATTACTGAATACATTTATAAATTCTCTGGAATGTGCGTTGACATGTCTTTTGAAACTATTGAACAAGCAGAATTTTACATATTAAAAAACTTTACGAAGCCGAAAATTAAAGTTGTGAAAAATATAAATGTGAAATAATGCAACCATATAAACCGACATACCTGCCGCGTCAGATTGAAGCGTTGAACTACTTGAACACCGATAGCATCGTTGAACAGTTGTTATACGGTGGCGCGGCAGGCGGTGGCAAGACGAAGTTCGGTTGTATGTGGCAGATTCAGCGTCGTTTGAAATACGCTGGAACGCGTTCTTTAATCGGTCGTGCAAAGTTAGATAACTTAAAAAAGACAACGTTAAATACGTTCTTCGAAACGGCTGAGGAGTTTGGATTGATAGCAAACAAACACTACACATTCAACGGACAATCGAACATAATTAAGTTCTTCAACGGAAGCGAAATTGTCTTAAAAGACTTGCAGGCTTATCCCTCAGATGTGAACTATAATTCATTAGGGTCGCTTGAAATCACAGACTATTTCGTAGATGAATGTTCCGAAGTAACTGAAAAAGCGGTAAGCATTGTTCACTCTCGTTGCCGATTTAAGTTGAACGAGTTCGGTTTAATTCCCAAAGGTTTCTTGTCTTGCAATCCTGCGAAGGGTTGGTTGTATAACGAGTTCTATATGAAGAACAACCGCAACGAACTACCTTCACACCGCGCGTTTGTGCAAGCGTTACCGCAAGACAATCCATTCCTTCCTGTTGCTTACATTGAATCTCTTAGAAGACTGCCTGAGTATGACCGCAAACGTCTGCTCGAAGGCAATTGGGAGTTCGACGACGACAGCGACAAACTATTTAACACGGAGAACTTATTGCGAATGTTCCGCAACGAAGTAATCAATGAAGGAAAGAAATATATCACAGCGGACATAGCGCGTTTTGGGAAGGACAGAACGATTATCTGCGTTTGGGAAGGACTAACTATCATCGACATAATTGAACTCAATCGTGCTGCGTTGGACGAAGTCGTCAACAAAGTTCGTTTAACCTGTCAACAACACTCAATTTTATTGCAAGACGTAGTATGTGACGAAGACGGAGTGGGTGGTGGTGTCGTTGACTTCTTAAAATGTCGCGGGTTCGTCAACGGATCTAAACCAAAACACCCACAATACCAAAATCTCAAAAGCGAATGTTACTACAAATTGGCTCAGTACGTTGAAGAAAACAAAGTAACGATTCTATCCAGTACGCGCAAAGAACAAATCGTGCGTGAACTTGAAATGATTAAACGACACCGCGCAGACGTGGACGGTAAGTTGCAGGTCACACCGAAGGACGTAATCAAGAACCGCGAAGGTATTTCACCTGACGTTGCCGACGCTGTCATGATGCGTATGTACTTTGAACTTAATCCAAGTTATGGACAATACGTTGTAGGATAAAAACAATTTAATAATTTAGCATAATGAAAAACACACCACTTTATGAAACGCTCAAAATGACATACGATCGTGAGCGCGAAATCGTTAATTCAATCGCAACCTACTTCCAACAAGGTAAAATCTTAGGCGACATATTGCTTGAACTTTCTCAGCGCAAAGACCTAAACGCAAAAGAGAAAATATATCTTGCGCTTATGATTGGAACAATGATGACTAAAAATAAAGAAGATGGCACAGAGCAAAACTAAGAAAGGAATTTGTGTTTACTTGCACAAAGACCTGTGGAACGAGATTGACGAGAAACGCGGTGAAAACAGTCGCAACACTTTCTTAAGCGAAGCAATCCAGTTCTCAATGAAGTTCTTCGTTGACGAATCTAAAGTAAAATTGCAAGAACAAACGTCGACAAAATAGCGACGGACGAACTAAAAACTAAAGCGCGGTTTCTGCGCTTTTTTTGTTTCTCCAATTTCTTTTTATCAGCATCTAAAGTGTTAATTTCTTCGCTCAACAAGTTAGTTTTTTGTTCATAAGCACCAACGACTTCTTGCAAGTTGTTCGTCTTTTCGTCCTTGATGTTTATTTGTTCTTGCAGGTTGTCGATTACAAGCGAATCGGAAGCAATAACGCTGTCGCAGGAGTTGACTAAACGGATAACATCAACTTTATAAATAGTATCGAGAACAAGAATAGTATCACGACGAGTGCGATAGGTCGTTTTGGCTGTAAGTTGAGCGTCTTCATAGCGTCGATATGTTCCGTATAAATCAATTTCTTCTTGAAGCAAACGGTCGTATTCGCCGCTGTTGTAATAAATTATACTGTCTTGTTTTTGTATCTGTATTTCCGTTTGAATCTTCGGGTTGAAATTCCAAAAAGCTAAACAAACAAGCATCCAAAAAACACTTGTTGCAATTATAACAATAAGTGCGTCGGGTTGGTATTCTCTTTTGTCCATTGTGCGTTAGATTAAATCGTTTCCGTTGTAGTCTGGGTGTTCTTTTGACATCTTGTCGATGCCGCGAACCCACAACACGCCAACAAGCGCGGTGCAAAGAAAAATAATTGCAATAATCATAGTTGTTTTTTTAGGTTTATAAAATATTACCTTCGTGTATTCGGTAATTGTTGACGCTAAAGTAACCATTTTTTCCTTTAGTTACAATGCAAAATCCGTGATTGTATTTTGAATAAGGATTGTAGTCGGGACTAAGCTCGCTCAAACAACCCACGCCCCAACACGTTATAAACTTACCATTCGCGTCGCGTTCGTTGTGTTCCGCTGTTTGGTGGTGGTGTCCGCACATCGAAGAAACTTTCGTCTTCATGAACAAACCACGCGCCACGTTGACAGACGGAAGAAATTGCTTGCCGAATTCGTGCCCGTGAAAGATTGAAAGTTTACCTATGTTTAATTTGCTCTTGCCGTCAATCCACTTCACGTTGTGCTTGTCGCAATGGGTAAGCGAAGGAAAATCAAACGCATCAATGTCAAACAACTCAGGTGCTTTGATTCGCATATAACGCCAGTAACGTTCTTCGTGGTTGCCTTCTTTGTAGTAAATGTTTGCCGTTGGAAACGTGTGTCTAAGCGATGCAAGAAATTGACGAATAGAATAAAGTTCGTCTTTGAATTTACGCTTACGCGGATCTTTAACGAAGTCGGAAATCATGTGACAGTCTAACGCGTCACCGTTCAAGATAATTGAATCACATCCTTGTTTGATGCCTTCGTTTATCGCGCACTCAATAGCTTCGTTATCTTGATATGGAAAGTGCAAATCGCAAAGAATTAAGAACTTCGTTCCGCTAACTTCAACGTGTCTACGCTTCTTTGCGTAAGACTTTGGAAGTGCAAATGGGTTCAATGGTCGTGGCTTTTCTTCAAACAACTTTTTATCTTCTGTTTTTTTTCTTTTTTCGTCGCCATTCTTACCACGAATTGTACGAATTAAAGACCTCGCGTGTTCAATGTTTTTGTATACTTCTGGATATTCAGTAAATAATTTTTTCGCTAACGTGAGCGAAGGAGTTTCTGAAAACTTACTACAAATTTCCGCTGCTATTGTTCTCGCTGTCGTTAGTTCCCTTGCCATTCTTTTCTTGTTTAGTGAATCTTTCAATTACCGTTCCTGTGAACAAGCCACCTGTCAACAATGCGAGCGTGTCAAACATTGGAATGGGGCAATCATAAGAACTAAAAACAGCAATGTAACTTATTACAATTAGATTGAGTGAAACAAATATAGCGACAACTCTCTTCGAAGATACTTTTGTACTTGAAGTTAACAAAGAATTAAACCAGTTTTTCATATCATTTTTAAAATTAGTTGAACAATAAGACCGCCAACGATACCCGCTGCGGTTGCGATACCACCTAAACGAGCAACCTGTAAACGTTGGTTGTTTATGTACTTGTCGTGCTTCTGAACCTTGCTCACAAGACCTTCAATCTTCATCTGATCGTCACCGATTAACACGTTGTAAATGCGGTCAATCTTCTTGTCCATTTCTTGAAGCTGTTCGTGTATCAAAGTAATTTCGTTTTCTGTGTTCATGTCTTAAAATATAATTGTCGTTATGCTTTAAAATATAATTGTATCTCAGCTTCACGACGACGAACCAAACCCTTCAAAACAACACCGCCGCCCTTGTTCCACAAACGAAAAGAATTAGCTATTGTTGGGTCTGTTGGGTTAATGTTTAATTTCTTAAATACAGACGAACGTTTGAACCCACCCGTTCCGATGTTGTAAGCTAACGAAACACACGCGCTAAATTGATTGTCGTTGAGCGGTTGCAAAATGAACGGTGCGATTGAAACGGCGAACTGGTCAATTATAAACTTTGCTAATTCGTCCGCACGTTGTTGCGTGATTACGTCGCCTTCTTTAACACGGTCGCCGTTTTCGTAGAAGGTATTTCCAAAGCCAATAGTCCACACGTTAGCAGGGCATTTATACGCCTTCAATTTGCAACCTTCAAAACGCTTTATAAGCGCGTAACCTTCCTCGTTAACTTTCATTTACCAATCTTTTTATTTGTTTCTCTTTTTTGATTAGATACTTACGAAATTTTTCTTCGTAAACCTTTTGTTTTACCATGTCTTTCTTTCGTCCCCTTGTAGCCATTGTAATTTGTATTCGTTATCTGAACCAACCTAAGCCTGGTCTTCTATATTCGTATGGTCGTCTGTCGCGTCCGTCGCTAATCTCAAAAGCATTTGACGGATAGACATTTGTTTGTGACCAAATTTGTTGTGTTACGTTCGTTGTGTATTCGGGAAAGTCCGATTGATTAAAACACAAATAATCGACCATTCTTTGCGTGTAAAACATAGCTTGTGAACGCGCTTGATCGCGGTAGTTCTGTAAGTCGGTTTGACTGATTGGTGTTGTGTCTTCGCTTGTGCGAATTACAAGACTTCCATTGTCGGTTTTAACGTACAAATGCGGAAGGACCTCATACATAGTCCACCACATTATCATGCGACGTAAATAGTTGTCTAAAAGCGTTGCGTATGCGCCCGTAATGTCGTCGTTCACCACGTCTTCTTTGATGCGGTTGTAAAGGTCAGTACCTAAATACAATTGCGCGTACTTGTCTTGCGACAAATAAATAGCAGGGTATAGAAGCAATGGGTCAACTGAGCCGTTAATCCATGTATATTTTTTGATATAGTTTTCGTCAATGAGTAGAACTTCGGGTTGTAGTGCCATTGTAGTTTTTATTTATATTTTAATGATGCTCTGTTCGGCATATCGTTAGGACGAACCGCTTCTATTCCTTTTGGAAATAGTTCGTTTGCAACACCACCTGTTACAACTCTATCGTTTTTCAATCCGTCGTTAGGAAGGAAGCGACCTTTCTCTCTTTTGCGTACAAATACTTTTCTAAAGAAAGCGTGGCGGCAGTAGACTCCGCCCTTATATTTCCAGACCGAATATCGTGATGCCCCTGCGGGTGCAAACGCATCGTTGACTCCGTCTTTCTCCATTTGTTGAATATCTTCGTAACGAAATAGCGCCCCTTCTTTTGATAGCGCAACCATTTCTTGACAGAAGTCACGCGTTACAATTTCGCCGTCTTTGTATGTGAAATTTGTTGAGTAATAATAGCGAACTTTATAAAGACCAGTGTCTAACGCTTTGCTTACTTCGTCGGGGTTGTCGTAACCGCGAACACTCATAAATTCGGTGCGGTAGTTTTCTTCTGCTTCTGGATTAGTTACTTCTTCGTCAGAAATTAACTCCCATTCTTCTTCGTTGACGTATTCCGCTTTCTCTTTAAGATAAGCCAACCACAACGCGCTATCTTCTGCGCTTATCTTGTTTTCAGCAGCAACTACTTTTTTTTTTAATTCAGCAGTTTGCACCGTTGGTTGAACAACGACTACTTCGTCGTCAAATGGCGAATTCATTTCGATATTTATCTCTCCTAAAATCGGAGTGAAGACACGCTCGATGATTCTTTGATATGGCTTAATAACTTGGTTGTTAAATATCTCCAAACCAACAACCATTTCGTCTTTGTTCGAACCGAATCCTGTCGTGTCGCGTATGCCGTGAATCAATGGCGAAACAACGCGGTGTCCGACCATGATTTGCTTCGCTGTTTCTTCTGATAAAAACTGATATTGTTTATCTGCGTCCGATAAAGGAAAGGATTCTATTTGTGGAGCGCGTGTAGGATCTTCATTAAATGTCATTAAGAACTTTCCCGCGTTGCTTGCACCGCTCAATCTTGTTTCCCACTCGCGACGTATTGCTTCACGTTCTTCTTTCTGCGGAATACCGTTTAAGAAGTTAATAATGAACGAAGGGAATAAACCATTCAAGATATTGTTGACGTGGTACATTCCCATTTGATAAGACAATTCAACGTAATTCAACGCACCGAAATAGTCAGGCTTCGCGTAGTATGAACTTCCTGCCATCATGCCGTGTGCGTAGATAACTTGTCGTGGTTGTTCTTGCGCGATTGACGGATTGAACGCAGGAATAAATTCGGGTTTTCCTTTTTTGCTTCGTGTATTAGCCCAATCTTTCGAATAGAAAATTCCTGTAATGTCGTCTTCTTCTTTGTCGTATGCAAGTCTGCAATTTTCGAAAGGCAAGTGATTGATTTGTACAATGCGAGTAAAGTCTAACGACCATATCACCTCAGCACAAAATGAACCTTGAAGTTTTAAGTCGAACGCAATTCCTTGCAAAGCATTGTCGAGAATTGTACCCGTTCCTTTGCCTTCAATCATGTAAGCAATTGAGTTCGTCAACGCGTTATGAATAGGACTATTGTAATAAAGCGTGATTAGGTGCTGAGGAAATAAATTGTTGAAACCGTAGTCAATCCAACCCGCGCGATTCTCTTTCTCGATTGCTTCAACTGGTTCGTATGCTGAAAGATTTATTGATTGAATGTTACTCATATTATGCACCTGTATAAATTACGTCAACGGGAATCGTTGGCGAAGAAACGTCGAAGAAAATTGTTCCGTCTTGAAGAATCATTAAACTCTTTTCAACCAATCCAACGACGGAAGCGTTGGTTGGGTCTATATTGCTGCTGCTGTTTTGCCCGTACACTTCGTAATGATAACGTCCTGCATCGACCAAACCAACGGTTGTAAGTCTTATTTTAGTCACGCGTTCGTTCTCGTTTATTACTTCGACCACTTGCGCTAATTGTTCACCTGTCATTTCGTAAGTCATGACAAGAAGGTAATGAGTAAAGGCAACGTTGAAATAGGCACGTCCTTCGTCTAACGAAAGATACGCATATTGATTCGCTGTGTTTGTGTTTAGGTATACCATTCCCTTTTCCCTTTACGTTAAAATTACAACACGTAGGGACGCTTTGTCCCTATGTGTGTAAAAGTTTTTTGATTAGTTAATGTCAGCAGGAGCGCCAGCTAATTTGTAAGCGCGCTTCGGTGTTTCGTGAGTGAACGCCAAAGTGAAACCGTTCATGTCACCCAAAACCGTTCCTGTTCCTGCTGTTGCAGTAGAAAGGTCTGCGCCGAACTCATAGCCAACAGCCCACCAATTGTCGTTTGTATCGTTTACAAATACAATAACGCGAGTAGTTGCAACACCTTGCAATTCAAGACGTTTTGCCGCGCTTAATTTGTTCAACATAACGTTTACCGTCTGCGTGTAAAAAATTGTACCCGCGTCGCGATTGAAGTTTATTGTTTCTTCGAACGATCCTGTTTGAGTTGGAAGTTGATATGTAAACAATTCATTATCTGCAACACCAACAATTTCTTCAACCACTTCTGTTGCTCCTGTAAAAATAAATTCAACAGTTGAGTTCCATTCGGTTAAAACGATTGATTTAATCCCGCCGATAGCGTCTTTGCACTCTAAATCAAAGCCGATAGTCAATTCACAATTTGCCATATTTGTATGTTTTTTATTAGCACAAAAGAGGAGCGGTGTTTAGCCGCTACCTCTGTTTATGCAAGGGTTAGAATGGTATTGATTAGGCAGTGTATTGGTAAAATGCGATTTCGTTTCCAAAGCCGTATTGCGCACCAGCAAAGAATGAAGTGTGGAAACGAACATTTCTTGACAAGTCGCGATCAAACATATCTAAAACAGAAACGTTGTTCCATTGATCAAGAGTGTTAGTACCAAACCACAAGTTTGACTTTTGGTAAAACGCCATTGTGTTGTCGGACATACCTGGACATTCGATAACGTCATACTGTCCCTGCCAGTTCATTACAACAGCTTCTCCTTGGTACAAGTAGTATCCACCACCAAGACCTAAGATAGCCGTTCTGTATGCTTCAGCAACATTTGAAGAAACTGCGATTACAGGCTTCTCAGTTGCACGACGTACACGCGTTGGAAGAGTTAAAACTAAACGTCCCATTTCTTCAATTACGTTAGCAGAAGTGATTGCCTCTGGAGCAGAAACATCAAGAACGCTAGCGTCATCTAAGAATAAAGTTTCAAAACCATCGTACTGAGTAGACGAGCTTACGCCCTGCCAAATCAAAACTTCGTTACGAGCTGCAACACCTGCCAATACGTTAGCTATAATAGCTTCAGTCAATGAAGCGTGAAGCTGTCCATTTTGTTCTGAGTTGGTTTCCCAATCTTTCAAAAAGTCATTTTTACACAAATTTCTCTCTACTTGAAATTGTTGTAAAGTCAAAATACGCTCGCTTAATGCAACAGTTCCCGAAGGAGTGAAATCACAAGTCGGTGCTTCAAAAGTTACGTTGTCAACAAGACGACGAACAACTTGTTTGTAGTCAATGTTTTGCTTAAATGTAACAGCGTTTAAAGACTCGTTACTTAAAAATGCAGCGCGGATGTAACCGCCTGCGACAGCTCCTGAATAGGTGCTATCAATTGGGTTTGGTGATAATGTAGTAGCCATTTTTTATTGTTTGTTTTTTTATTTGTTTAAGTGAAATACGAAACGTTCTTCAGCCGACATTTTAGCGTATGGCTTAGAAGGTGTTTGTTTTGCTTGCTTTACTTCTTTGATAGAAGTAGCGGCAGGCTGCGCGCTTAATTTTGTTACTTCGCTCGAAAGATTCTCATTCGCTTTTTTAGCTTCTGAAAGTTCGCTTTCTAACTTTGCAACTAACGACAAAAGTCCTTCGACCTCTGCGCTTAGTGATTCATCCGTAGACTGTTTTTCAGCTTCTACTTCTACTTCAACCGCTGGTTCTTCTTCAACCATTGGTTTCAATTCAACAAGTAGTCCGTCTGCAACGACTACAATAACACCTTCCGCTGTTGTGTACTCACCGTCTGCAACTACGACTTCATTGCCGTCTGCGTCTTTAGATAATACACGAACGCCTGGCGCCCAAGTGTCGCTGTCCGAGTAGATACTCGTTCCGTCTGCAAGAATCGCTTCAACCATTTGCTTCACGTCAACAACGGTTTCTTCCGCTGTGAGTGATACGTTGTGTTTCGCGAATAGTGCATTTACTTTTTCTCGTAAATTCATATAAGTGTTTATTAAATGTTTAGTACCTAAATATAAAATGTCGTAGATTTGTTTCGTAATTCGATTTTTCATTGATTACATTTTGATTTTAGGTTTGAACGGGGGAGTAGTTACCCCCGTTTTTTTTATCCTAAATTTTCCAGAATGTCATTCAGTACCTTCACCTCTTGTTCGTTCAACCCATACGTCTTAAAACCCATTGCAGCACCTTCTTTCGTTATCTTAGTCAGTGCAAGAAGAAACAGGTTAGCGTCGTCGTTGTATAATTCCAACTTTAAGAAACCACCTGCTTCGATGTTCATTTAGTCCTCTTTTAAAAGGTCGTTCAACTCTTCAAGAATGGCAGCAAATTGTTCGTGTGAGTGCATGTACATTTCTTTTTCAGCAATAAAGTTTCCTTCGATTGAAAAACCTAACACCTCTTTATTTTGAATCTGTTTTTTCACATCTTCATTGTCGACCTTCATGCAACCGAACCAAGTACCTTCAGGAAGTGAAAACCCGAAATTCTTAGACTTGTCGTTTTCGCCTTCAATGATCCACGTTTCAACCAACGAAACACCTTCAACAGTTTTCGCGTGTTCAACCGTTGCGTTGTTGGTCATGTTTTGCTTCAAGTAATTGTAAGCAATGGCGCGAATGGTATCTTTCGAATACTTGACGTAGTATTCTTCTTCGGTCTTATCATCACGTCTGTAAATCAGTTGGTCAGGAATAAGCAAAGCACCGTATAACAACCCTCTAAAATCTTCTTTGAACTTGACGCTGTGTTGTTCTGAAAGTGCGACGAAGTCCACACCGATTGCAGGTTGTTCAACAACGCTAATCGCGAAGACACCTAACAGTCCTGCGTCGTCGATTCCGTATTCAATAACTTTAATTTTTTTGTTCATGTTTTTATCCTCCTAATCGTGATTGGTTTTGAATTAATTGTTGTGCTTCTAAGTTGCTCGACACCTGCGTTCCAACGACGTAAGCCTGAAGGGGTGGTTGTTGGTTGGGTTGGTTCTGCAAGAAGGCGAAGTTCGCAGGCGAAGGAGCTGTTGTTCCGCCGTCGCCACCACCGCCCGCGCTCATGTTCGTTCCCGAAGGTGCGCTTGCGTTTCCATATTCCGTCTTTGATATTTTTATTACGTTAGCTAACCCCATTGCACCCACGATTGACGCTTGAATAATACGCGCCGTTGTTGAAGGCATTGTCTTGTCGTTTAACGCTTTATTGATACCGCCGTAAGTATCGACTACAGCCGACGCGAGATTCAACGCTTTTTGAATCTGAAATTGTTTCTTCGATTGCTGTTGTCCCTTCTTTGTAAACGCGTCGTTTAACGCTCCAAGTGCTGCGAATGATTCGCCTAATTGCTTCAATCTAAAATCTTGCGTTGCTTGTTGTTTAGCTTCGTCTTCTTTGCGGTACTTGTCTTTTATTTCATTCTCTTTGCGTCCTTGTTCTTCAATCAATGCTGCGGTGTCTAAGCCTGCCGTTTCCGCTTGTGAAATTAGATTGAAGTAGTAATCTTGCGAAGCCATTAAATCGCGTTGCTGTTGCGATAATGTAGATTGAAAATTACTTTCGTCTGCCGTGTCAATAATGGCTTGCAAGTCAATTAGTTCTTGCTGTTTTTCTTTTAATCTTTCTTGCGCTGCTTCCTTTTCTTTTGCTAACTTTTCAGCTTCTTTTTCTTGCGCTTCTTTGTCGTACTTATCCGTTAGAATTTTTAATTCAGTAGCGTGTGAAGTTTTTAGTTTAGCCAAATCTTCCGCGCTCTTTTTTCCTTTCTCGTATGTCTTTAATTCTTGCGCTTGCTTTTCTTGTAATAGTAAAATCTCACGATCCTTTTCAGCCATCAAAGAACGTTGAACTTCAACCATGCGCTGCTCAATTGAAAGAATGTCGTCGGCTAACTTTTTACTTGCCGCTTCTGCGTCGCTCTTTCTTTTTGCTGATGCCGCTTTGCTTGCTGCTATTCTCTCTAATTCTTTCTCCGTCTTGACTTCTGATTTCGCAGCCATTCCTGCGTTCCATATTTCGTCTTTGTTCGATTGAATGGAAACATTCTGATTGTACAAAGATTGTTTTTCTAACATTAACTTTTCTTCCAACGCCTTGTTGCCGTTTCTTTGAGCGTCTGCAATTTCGTTGTTGACTTGTCTTGCTCTTTCGTTATTTCTTTGCTGCTCTACACCGAGTTCTTCCGTGCGCGCTTTGTATTCACTAAACGCTTGATTTTGCAGAAGTTGTTTATTGTATTCATCATCTTTACCCGCGCGTATTTTATCAAGTAATGATTGCGCGTCTTTATGTATTTTTATTCGACGCATTTCCACGTCGTTAATTGCGGTCAACTGTTGTTGTTGCGCTTCTAAAAACTTCACTTTATCGTCCTCAAGAACCGCTATTTCCATTGCGACTTCCGCTTGCCTTTGTTTGTTTGCAAGCATATCTAGTTCAGTCCTTAAAATTGCTGCCGCGCCTTCGCCTAACGCTTTTTGTAATGCTAGTTGACGCGTTAACGATTGTTCCTGTGTTTTTAATGCGTCCGCTTGTTTGTTAAGACTTTCCAACATTCCCTTCTTTCCACTAACTAAGTCGCTCAACTCTTTCCAGTATGCAATAATTCCAATAATTACACCCACTAAAATAAAGATAGGGTTTTGCTTAATCACATTTCCCAACGCTTTGAAACCTTGAACACCCGCAGCTAACATAGCTTTAAGTGAACCCATCATTGCTTTAGGATCAATGCGCGAAAGATTTGCGCTAAACGTTCCTATCGATTGCGTTAGTCCTTCGAAGTCAAGGTTGCCTAACTGTTGCCCCATGATTCCAAACGTCGCGCTCATTCCTTCAATCGCAGGCCCCGTGTTTCCTTTTACTGCATCCGCAGCGTCGTTCATTCTATCCTTAAGCTCACCCATCTTTTGAGAGAGCTGATTGAACTTTTCAGTCCCTGGGTCGAATTGGTCTTGTTGCTTTTTTAAGTCGGCGTATTGCGCCTTCAATGTCTTAATACCTTTTGCAGCACCGTCAGCAGCCGTAGCCGTCTGATTGAGAACGGTCATCGCGTTACTGTCTACATTGAAGTCTATTGTGTTTGCCATTTCAGAAGAAGATTATATAAATTATAAATATCCAAAACGCTACGTTTACATAAATAGGCGTACAATTATGCAATCGACACAACCATTTTGCTAGTTTGTTTTTTCCGTTCGCAATACGTCCGTATTTACTTTCGCTTTTTATATTGAGTTTTATGAACTCTAAACAGGCGACCATTGCGCCTGCCTTATTTTGTAGAAGTTCCTTTGAAGTCTGTTCCATTTGATATAATTGTTATTGTGTCCCCTGCTGCGCTTAGCGTAACGCTTCCGCTACCTTCAACCGTTTCTCCTGTGTATGCTTGTACCGTTAGTGGGTTTGCACCCGAAACAACGCGTTGTATTATCAATTCACGACCTGCGGTTGTCGTTGCAGAAGGCAAGTAAATAGTTATGCCGCCGCCTGTCGTATCTGCGAAAATCATTCTGTCGAAATTCGTTACAACGTAGTCAGTCGTTATTGTTCTAACTGGTTGTGTTATTGAACCATTGAAGCTCACAGGCGCACCGAAACGCGTTGGTGCTAACGAAGGAACTTGTTGCGTTATGAAGGAACGCGTGCCGTTGTTTGGTTGCGAGAAACAATCGTTCTTTGTGCTGTTCCAATTGTAGCCAAAACGAAGACAACAGTCTTGCGTAATTGTCGCAGGATCGCCGTTCGGTGTTTCCCAATTTAAAGACTGGTCTAAGTTAGCGGACACGGGCAAAAGGTCGCAGCCATTATCGATGTCGAGCACGCGAATAAGTTTTACTTTAGTCAAGTCTTGTTCGCCTACGACGTAGCCTTGAATTTCAAGAACGCGCCACCAAGAATCTATTATCCAAATCTTGTCGCTAAATTGAAACGTGAAAACGTCGTTTAATGTTAGCGCGAACATTCCTTCTAAGATGCGCGCTTGACCGTCGAATAGTTCGCGGTAATAGTTACGCCACCAACGATTGTAAAGGTTCTCGTATGGGTTTGCAATGATTGTATGCGGTGGTATTTCAGGAGCAAAGTTGAGGTCGCTATCTGACACCGTTGCGTTCATTGTCGAGTAATTGTTTAGACACTTAACCGCAGTTTGAATTACGCTATCTGAAACCTCATCGTACATATTCACAAAGAAGTCCGCGAAGTAGTAAAGGATGCGTGGCTTCGGTTGTACAAATTGTCCTTCACTATTCAAGAACTTAGGGACAACGACGTCCGTATTTTCCACAGGTGCTGAAGGTGTAGACGCAAATGCTAACTCAACCTTTTCTTCGCCTGTTGCAAACTCGTTAATTACTTCGAAATCGCTTTCTGTTACTTCATAACGTCCGTAGATGCGTCCGTTGTCTTTGTATACCGAATTGAAATAGTCGCCATCTTCGGTGTATGTAAAAGTGAACTTCGCCTTTTGTAGGTCGGTCGTTGGCGAGTACATAATGTCTTTCGACAAGTCTAATTTCTGCGACCAGTCTAGCGTAATACCGCTTGCGATGTATTCGACCATTGGTTCAACGCGAAGCGTGTTAGGTAGCGTCTTGTCGGCCACGAAAACGAGGTTAAACATTTTTTGAATTGATGTCATGAAATCAATTTGCTTCATATCTGGAGCGTTGAAAGACATTACGCAAGTATCACCTGTCAATGCCGTCCCAACACTTACTAATTCAACTCCTGTTCCTGAATAGTCAACGTTTGCATTTCCTGTAAAATCAATTTCAAGGTCTCCGAATTGTTGGTAAATAATCGCGGTAAAATAAAACTTAACCGTGTCGCCTGCATTAAGTTGAAGCGTTATATTTTGATCGTAAGTCAAGTCATTTGTCAAAGCACTTCCAACACTTATCGCGCTATAAAATGCACCGCTGTCAAGATAGAAACCAAATTCAACCGTACCAACCCCAACCGTTCCCAAAGGTCGCGCTTGTCCGTTCATCCAACACTTGAACGTAAATGTTCCCGTAAATGGTGCGGTGTAAATTCCACTACTCCAGTCGTTCCCTGCATCTTCGTATTCAGTAAAGTTTGTGTACAAATCAAACAAAGAACCCGAACCATACGGAGTGAATGGCACGTTGTTTATGTTAGTCGCAAGACCAACGTTTGACGCGATGTCGTTTAGTCCGTTGGAAGCGTTCAAATATTGCCCGTTCACGAATGGAACGTACACGTTATCCAAACAGCCCGCAAGATTGTCGCTCGAATACTGCAAACCTGCGTCGTTCATTATTTCGTCGAACAAGTATTGCGCCTTTACAGCGGGCGTTAAGTGTCCGACTTTTAGCGGTTGTGAATCGTTAATTAAGAAATTCAAAGCAGGAATCCAATAAATTGGTTGTCCTTCTGGGTTAACTGTCGTTAAATTCCACTTATCACATAGCGTTAAAATCGTGTGTTCGTTAGGTGGTGTTTCAACGTATTCGTGAAGTAAATCGTAGTCAAGGTCACCCGCGACAATACTCTCAATGTCTTTCAACTTTTTCTCGTTGAGTAGTCTTGCAAGGTTTGGTACTTCACCAAAGAACACAACTTCGAATTCAAACAACTTGCCCGTTTGCCAATATAACTTCTTCACCTGAATGTGACCGCTTGCAATTGGAATAGTATTAACAGTCAATACCGCATCAACCTTTTTGCGGAAGTCAAACCAACCGTCGAAGTTTACGTTAAAGATAGCACCGAAAAAGTCGGTGTTGGTTGCACTTGCTGGAACACGAAACTCCTGCGAGTAATTGCCTACGGAAGCGAAGTCGGTGATGTCTGTGAACTTATAGTTCAAGTGCATTTTTTCGTTCTCGTAAAGGTCGAGAATCGCGCTGTTTCCGTCGTTATCGGTTAACGTTAATATCACTTGATTCATCATAAGCCAACAGGTTGAGAGTATTTAAGATTCAAAGTAACATTGTAAAGTTTAGAATATCTTTCGTCCTTGATAACAAAGTTCTGCGTGTCAACTAACACAGGTGTCATTGTAGCGTCATCACCAATTATGAACACATCGTTAGAACGACAAAGCGTTTGTAACAATTCGAACTCTCCAACGCTTATCCAGTCGCTGTTTATTTGTAGTCCTTTCGTTGTTGTAACGTAGCGGTCTGTTGCGCCTCTGTCCCAAGTGTTGAAAGCAAACGATGCTGTGTTGTATGAACCAACTACTTTTTGATATTGCTTACGATCGTAGTTGAACGACAACTCAGACTTCTTCGTAAAGTTAAAGTAATCAATCCCACCGCAAGTATTTGTCCAACCCAAACGCACGTTGTCAAAGCGACAATCATCAGGAACAAGATAAAAACAATACACGCGTGAAGCAGGTGTGTAAACGGGGAACGCGATTTCTTTTCCAATTTGAATAGTGTAGTATTTGACATTTGTAAAATCTAAACCGCCATTTATCAAGTTGGTAGGATTAGCACCAATGACATTAACAAGATTATTTGCGTTGCTTAAATTGACATTTACGGTATCAATTAAAGTATCGCTGTCGTCGTACGTTGAAAAAACCGCAATGTCGAAATCGCTATCTGCAAGCAATGCCGTTGCTGAAGGTATGTACATAATTCCCCAGTCAGCTAATCGCGTTGGAATATAAACGAAGTTGCTTGACAATCCACGCGCCGCCGCTTCGCTCCATTTGTGCGTGTCGACATTTCGTTCACTCATTAAGTATTTCGTGATGCCGTCGAGCGCGTAGCGTGTGTTCGGGTTTGGTTTGTATCCGTCGCTTACTTGGTATTCAGCAAGAAACGCATACACATCGTCAATGTCAGCCATTCCGCTACCGCTTACTGTGAACACTCCGTCGACCAACCACCCTTCTTTAATCGTGCAAGAAATGAAAGCAACGCTGGTGTTCTCAGTGTCCGCTGACGTTGTCAAAAGTGAAGCGTCGTGTTGCAACGATTCGCGAAAGATAGGTGCGAGGTCTAACATTCCTTTGTTTTGCGCGTTGGGTTGTACGTTGACTTGGAACGAACCGAAGTCGAACACGAAACGAAAGCCTGCGTTAGTCACATTCGTTGACCTGCAAACAATCATTAACCGTTGACCGATGGGTGTGTATTCGTACGGTTGTTCTTCTATTGTAATTGCCATGTTTATTGTTTTTTATATGTCGTTTAATCCGTCTAAACTCGCTCCGAAATCTTTTCCAAATGCAGCCACAACTTTTGCTTCGTATTCGTCCCAAATGTTTTCGTATGCGTAGTCGAACGCCTTCCAACCTTTGATTCCGTCGCGTCCTATCTTGCGAGCAATCATAAAGGCAACTTGTCTTTTCAGTTCTTCCGTTGGCTTCTTAAATTTACCGCTTTCTTTGTCGCGTAACTTGATAGGTTTTAATCGCATCCAGTCTAAAATCGCGCTTACGGGTGGCGGTGTCGCTCCTGCTCTACGTCCATTCTCGCGAGCAAGAAAGTATTGCGATGCTTTTCCTTTTGCGTATATTGAAATATCAATCGATTTGCCTTTAATCTTTAAGCGATAAGCGAGTGACTTTACGAGCGTACCACTTGACACCGCGTTCGTGTAGTTGCGTCCCACCTTTCGTTTTAATCGGTAGTCGGACTGCATCAATTCGACAAAGCGTTTAGCCATATCATTGACCACAGCGAAGAAGTTTGGTGCGCTCTGTTCGTTAGCCATTGTCGTCTGGAACTTCTTCGGTTACTGTTGTATAATTTCCCCACTCAATAGCCTCTTGCTCATTAAGTGTTTCGATGTAGCCGTTTTCGGTAATCATTCGGTATTTAGTTATTGTCATCGTGGTATTGTTAATCTGTTTTCGTAGCCTAAATAATCGCAGAATACACTTCTGTTAGTTAATCCTGTTGTTTTTGCAATGCTTTGTTTTACGTTAAAACCACGAGGATTCGCAGCACTTACCCAAGTAGGTATATTTGTTTGGTGTGTTGCTACTAAAGTACCGTTCACATAAAATGTAACTGATGTAGCTGCTGCGTTAACTTCTATTCTTAGCTTAGTCCAAGCTCCTGCTGTTACAGCTACTGAAGTTGTAGTAAGTGTACGAACACTACCTACACAAGTTTGAGTTTGCCAATTCGGAGTAGCTGCTGTTCCGTTTTGAGTTGCTCCCTCATCATAAGTAAAAAATGCTCCGTTACCTTCAGCACCATTCGTTGCTGAACTTCCAAAACCACTAATAAATCGAAATCTATTAGTGACATCTGATAATGTTTCTACATTTACGAATGTTTCAAATACCCAAGCACCGCCGCCAAAAATAAATTGAGAACCAACAAAGCCTTCATTTATATGTGTAGCATAACCGGTTAAAATTGTTCCTGTTTGATACTGACAAAAACCAATTTGATTAGTAGTTGCGTTTGGTATATTCGTCACTTGTCGAATAACACTTGCACCTGTGCCACCTGTAAATTGTGTGAAATTAGGTGTTGAAGTAGCTATATTATCAAAGTCTGTGAAGTATTGAACTCCTCGCTTAAACTTGTCAATAAATGAAAGGTTATTCACAGCGTCAACAGTTGGAAATTTAACCCCTGTTCCGTCTATTGCTAACGAGTTCTGTTTGTTGGCTGTATTCTCAGGTGTAAATCCTAACGCATCTTGCTTTCCGTTAAACGTTGACCAATCCGCAGAACTCAAAGCACCTCTGTTCGCTGCGCTTGCCGTTGGTAAATTGAACGTGTGCGTACTTGTCGCGGAAGATATACCGAAGTCTGTTCCACTTGTACCCGTTGCGAAGTTTTGCACCTGTGCCGTTAACCCATTCAACGCTGTTAGTCCCGTTGAAAATGTCGTTATCACTTGGCATAGATGACTATTCTCGGTGTGAAGTGTAATTGTCCTTCCTGAATGCGTAACGTAAATTCTTATTGCTAGTCTATCCGTAGCTGCTAACGTTGTTTGTGGTACTGCTAACGCGCTAAAATACGCATCTATTACCGTTCCGTTAGTTATGCCTTCGGGAGTTGCTGAGTTTGACGCTATCAAAGATAATGTCGCTCCGTTCCACTTGTATAACTCAACGTAAAATGAAGGTGTACCACCGCTACTCGATGCACTAAAATATGTTTCAAAATTCCAATTTCCTGCCGGTATCTCTAATTGGTTTGGAACGTTTGCATCTGTGATAAAACTTTGAATGTATCCATTCGCATTTATTGTGAAGTCTGTTCCTGTTCCCAAGATGGGCGTTCTGTCCATTTCTTTGAAAGCCACACCGCCAATCGTTCCTTGCGCTATTGATCCGTTTAAATAGAAAGCCAATGAAGAACCACCGCCTGTTGACGATGGAAAATTAGCAAGGCTGCCATCACCTCTTACATATTGCGAAACAGTACCTGCTCCTGTAACTGCTAAAGTTCCCGAAGTTGTAATAGGGCTATTTGCTACACTAAATGCGGAAGGCATTGTTAAACCAACCGAAGTAACTGTTCCACTCGTTAGTGTTGGTTTGTTTAATATTTCTTCAACTCCGCTCGTTGCGTTCCAATCTGAATTAACTTGTGCTGCGGGAATTGTCGGAAGGTTGTCGAGGTCATCGTAGTCATTCGAGAAACCAACTGCGCTTATGCTTGTAATGTCAGCCTTTAAAAGTATTTCTTCTTCAAGCGCGTCAATGGCTGCTTCGATGTCAATTATCGTTTGACAATCTCCAATCGTTTCGCACGTCAATCCTACTTCGTCGCTCAACAAGTACCAACCGCGCACACCTTCGTTGTTTGTGCCGTAGTAGTAATTCGGAGCTGGTGTTTCTTCGTCGTTGACAAGCGACACGTTGCCGTTCTCGTCGCGATTAATTGAATCTATAAACGTCAAGATTGAACCCGTCCCACCGCTACCGCTTTCGAAGAAGTCGTTCCACTCCGCAGGAATAGAACACGCGTCCCAATAGTAAGGAACGAGAAGGTCAAGACTAATCGTCCAACCTGTTAATGTGTGTTGAAATTCTTCTAAGAACGGTTCGAGCGTGACATTTTGTACTGTGATTAAGTCACCAAACAAAACGCGGTGGTTTGTAATTTCAGCAACCAAGTCTTCCGCGATCCGTTGAAGGTCGCTTAATACTTCGCGTTGGTATTCGGGTTTGTCTTCTTTGTCGCGTGGTAAATCTGCAAGG